AAACATTGTTGAAAATATCATTGTTGCTGAACCTGTAGACCCATGCCCATTTGAAGGTTTTTTTATGGTTGGCCTCGCACCAAACCAACCATGCAATATTGGTTGGGTTTATGACCAGCCGTCAAATACATTTAATCCGCCAGCTTAGGTGTAACTATGGCAGTTAAAGTAATTTTCATCACCGCTGGCACAAGTTGGACAGTCCCATCTGATTGGAGCAGTTCAAATAACAGTATTGAGTGTATTGGCGGCGGCGCGGGCGGAGGCGGCTCTAGCGGTAACGCTGGTCGCGGCGCTGGGGGCGGCGGCGGCGGATATGCAAAAATAACTAACCTTACGCTTACCGTTGGTGCGTCTATCACATATGCCATTGGAACTGGCGGCGCTGGGTCCGGCATTGGTGGGTCATCTGGCGGAAATGGTGGCGCAACTTATTTTCAAGCCATAACAACAGTGCGAGCGGCTGGCGGAACGGGCGGCGGTTCTGGGGGTTCTGGCGGAGCGGCTGCATCTGGTGGTGCTGGTGGTTCTGGATTAAATGGCTCTACATTATACAGCGGTGGAACTGGCGGTAATAACGGCGGTGGTTCCTCTGGTGGAGGAGGCGGCGCGGCGGGCAAAAATGGCGCGGGCAGTGCTGCTAGTATTGGCGCTGGTGGAACTGGCGACAACGGAACTGGTGGCGCAGGGGCGGCTCAATCAACATCCACAACAAAAAATAATGGCTCTGCTGGCGCTGAATGGACTGCGACAGATACCTGGAATGGGACAGCTTACACTGGAACAACGCCCACAGGAGGTTCTGGCGGCGGCGGGGGTGGGTCAAGTTCAGCACAAGGCAATGGTGGTGCTGGCGGCTCTTACGGCGCTGGTGGGGCAGGCTGTTGCGGCGACACAAGCGGATCGGGTGGAGATGGCTCAAATGGCCTGATTATTGTTACATACTCCACAACTGGCGGCGGTGGCGGCGGCGTAACTAAAACTGTATTTTTGATAAACAAAGGGTCGGGAACGTGGACTGTTCCATCTGACTTTGGAACGCTTACAAGTATTGAGGCGCTTGGCGGAGGGGGAAGCGGCTCTATTGGATTTGGCGACAGTACTCTCGGCATGGGTGGTGGTGGCGGTGCTTATGCAAAACTAACAAGCTTGAGTTTATCTCCCGGAGCGTCGGTAAGTTATTTTGTTGGTGCTGGTGGTGCGGCGGTTTCTGCCGCTGCTGACACAAACGGGAATGTTGGTCAGGATACTTGGTTTTCATCAAGTTCTACATTGTTAGCCAAGGGTGGGTCTAACGGAACGGCAACAAATACCGCCCCAATCACTGGCGCTGCTGGTGGACAAGCATCGGCGTGTATTCCATCGTCTGGTGCGTTTAATGGCGGCAGAGGTGGCGGCTCTACGACCATTACTTCTTACAACAAAAACGCAACTGGTGGCGGCGGCGCTGCGGGTAAAAATGGCGCTGGCAACAATGGCTCAAGTGTGACGGCAACACTAACCGATTCTGCTGGTGGATCTGGCGATAATGGATCGGGGGGAAGTGGTGGTGCTGCTGGCGGATCAGTTGGTGGCAATGGCACTGAATGGAGTACGTCCCCAGCATATGGTTCAGGTGGCGGAGGCGGGGGTAATCTTGGTTCTTTGGGGGGGGCTGGCGGCTCTTATGGCGCTGGTGGCGGCGGCGTACAAAAAAATACCGGAACCCTTACATCCGGCGCTGGATACCAAGGAATTATTGTAATTACATATGTAAGTAATGGCGGCAACAGTAGCGGCGGGTCATTCTTTAATTTCTTTATTCCATAAATTGTGCGCGTTTGTGCGGGTTACCCGCCAAACATGGTCATGGTGACGTTGCGTAGATTACCTTCTACGCATGAGTTTAACATTTAGTTCAGCCTTGGAAGCAGAAACAATTCGCCTCTTAGAGGAGGCAATTGCAGACGAAACACGTCTGCTTTCACAAGGCCACATCCACAACATTGAAGATTACAAACATCACGTCGGCATCATCCGTGGCTTTGAAAGAGCCAAGGACATGATTTCTGACGCCAATAGATACTTACAAACTGGCGAGAGAGACAAGTAATGCCATACATGAAAATGAACCATGAAGTTGACCCAAAAAAGTCAGTCGTGGATGAACTTGGCGATTTAAATAACATTAAAGTTTTTAATAATCAGGTGCTTGTAGCAATTTACAAACGCCCTCAAAAAACAAAAAGCGGCATTCTTCTTACAGACGACACTCGTAACGAAGACAAATATCAAGGCAAGGTTGGCCTTGTTGTAAAAATGGGGCCACTTGCTTTCGTTGATGATGACGAAACATGGTTCAAAGACGTTGAAATCAAAGAAGGAGATTGGATTTTCTTCCGCCCGTCTGACGGCTGGCAGATGAATGTTCATGGTGTGGATTGCCGCGTTCTTCGGGACGTTGACATCCGTGGAACAATCAACGAACCGGATCAGGTGTGGTAATGGATAATCAAACTGAAGACATTAAAATTGAAGATGACGTTCCAGAAAAAGAAATTGAAGAAACAAAAGTAGAGCAGACGCCGGAAGAAGGCATTGCTGAACTAAAAAGCAGACTTGAACTTGAACGAGCAGCAAGAGCAGAGGCTGAAAAACGTGCTGCTTTAGCTGTTCAAAGCGCAAATCAAGCGCAAAATCGCGTTCAAGATGGGAATTTACATCTCATCAATAGCGCGATTGATAAGTTAAAGCGGGAATCCGACTTCATGAAAGTTGCCATGCGAGATTCCCTCGCGGGTGCAGACTATGACAAGGCTGCGGACATTCAAGAAGCCATGTCCATCAATGCTGCGAAACTCTTGCAGCTTCAGAATGGCAAATCTGCCCTTGAAGAAAAGCTTACACAGGCGAAGGCACAGGCTTCCGCCCCTCCTACCAATCCAGTGGAAGCTGTAGCTTCTACGCTTTCGCCTCGTTCTGCGGCATGGGTTCGCGCTCATCCACAGTACATAACAGATCAACGCATGTATCAGCAAATGATTGGCGCTCATAACGAGGCTGTTCGTCGCGGCGTTCCTCTTGATTCAGATGAATACTTTGAGGCTGTTGAAAAGCATCTTGGGTTGCGCTCAGTGCAAAACAAAGATGACGGCGGTGAAGATGTTGTTCTTTCAGCCGCTTCCGCTCCGGCAAAACCAAAGGCCGCGCCATCTGCCGCACCAAGCAGCAGAACGGCGTCAAACTCTGGTGGCCGCGCTCAAGTTGTTCGCCTCACTCCTGAAATGAAGGAAATGGCATCCATCTTTGGGATGACGCCAGAGGAGTACGCCAAGAACATGATGGACCTGAAAAAGTCCGGAAAAATCAATTAATAGGGGATACTTATGGCTAGAAAACCAATTGTAAAGCTTGAAAAAAAGGCGAGCATTCGCCCTGAACTTCGAGACGAACCTCGTCCAGAAATGGACAGTTCAAAAGAACGCGCAAAAAAACGCGCCGCTGAAATCCGCGCTCACCGCTCTGGCGATATTGAAACGACAGATCGTTTTGGCATTGATCCTTCAATCGTTCCTGATGGCTGGACATATGAATGGAAACGCAAATCCATCATGAATCAGGAAGACCCGGCATACACAATTCGCCTTGCAGAAGGCGGTTGGGAACCTGTTCCGGCGAGCCGACACCCGGGATATATGCCCAAAGGTAATCACGCCACAATTGAACGCGATGGCATGGTCCTTATGGAACGTCCCAAGGAGTTGACAGATGAATCTCGTGATGTAGAATTACGACGTGCTAGAAATCAAGTTCGCGCTAAAGAAGAGCAACTTGGTTCCACCCCTGCGGGGACACTGCCACGAGATAGTGACAGCAGAACTCGCCCACAGGTGAAAAAGTCTTACGAGGCAATGCCTGTTCCAAAGGAATAGGCTCCCTCTACTCGCCCCCGGGGAGGCGGGTTAAATCAAGCCGGAATCGTCAGTGCTAGGCGCATAGCGGTTTCCTTCCCAAAGGAAAATCTGCCATGGCGAATACTAACTCGCCTTTTGGCTTCTTGCAGTATTACGGTGGAAGCGGCGGTGCGCCAACTTTCTCGCAGACGACTCGCAAGATTGCCTCAACGGATGCCAACACGGTATTCACAGGTGATCCTGTTGTGACTGTTAACACATCCAACAGCGGTTACGTTACACGCGGTGCAAACGGTATTACTCGTCCAATTACGGGTATTTTCGTTGGTTGCCGCTATCTCTCCACATCGCAGAAGCGCGTTGTTTGGTCAGCCTATTGGCCCGGTTCGGATGCCACTGGCGACGTTGATGCTTATGTCATTGACGATCCAAGCGCTCGTTTCATCGTTCAGTCTTCGTGGTCTTCACCACTTCTGACAAGCACAACGACCTATGGTTCAACGCCAATTGGTCAGTACTGCGATTATACTTGGGCTGCTGGTAGCACTGCTACGGGCCGTTCGGGTGCGTATGTTTCTTCACTCGGTACGACTGCTACACTTCCGTTCATCGTTACGGATGTTCAGACATTCCCACCGGGCGCGAACGGAACAGACGTTACAAGCCAGTATTACAACGTGATTGTTGGCTTCAATAACGAGTGGCTCCGCACAAATAGTGCCGTCACTGGTATCGCGTAAAGGGAGTGAGATAACATGGCTATTAATCTTTCACAGATTAAAGACCTTCTCCTCCCCGGTTTGCGTGGTGTTGAAGGCAAGTACGAGATGATCCCATCTCAGTACGACAAAATTTTCACGAAGCACGAGTCGCGCATGGCTCTCGAACGTACCGCCGAAATGCGGTTCCTCGGCCTTGCGCAGCTTAAGAACGAAGGCGGCCAGACCGCTTTTGATTCGGGTGCTGGTGAGCGTTTTGTGTACAATCAGGAACACGTTGAAATTGCTCTCGGGTACGCGATTACTCGTAAAGCAATTGACGACAACCTGTATAAGACACAGTTCATGCCATCCAACCTTGGTCTCGTGGAATCTTTCCATCAGACAAAGGAAATTTATGGTGCGAACCTTTTGAATACGGCCCAGACTTATAATGCTGCTATCGGCGGTGACGGCGTGGCTCTCTGCGCTACGAACCATCCGATTGATGGCGGAACGGTTGCAAATACTCCAACAATTCAGGTTGACCTTAACGAAGCCACGTTGCTGAATAGCATGATTGCTATCCGCACGAACTTCAAAGATCAGGCTGGACTGAAGGTGTTTGCTCGTGCGCGTAAACTCATTATCCCTCCTGCACTTGAACCAGTTGCTGCTCGTCTCACGAAGACAGAACTGCGTCCGGGTACAGCGGACAATGACATCAACGCGATCATGGTCTCGGCTGGAGGACTTCCAGAGGGATACTTGGTCAACGACTTCTTGACCTC